CTAACTTTAAGGATGCTATTTTTACTTTACTAGCAGTTGAATTTGGATCTAAAACTGTCATCACATCATCTAATTGTTTTGGGTTTGACAAAAATCCTGATCCTTTTCTTGCAACATAAATCATAGCAAGTCCTTTAAATGGTTCTTTGTATGTTGAATATCCCATAGCAAATCCACCAAATAAAGATTTAGTTCCTCCTAAAGTTGCTCTTCTTGCAACAAAGTTTGAAACATCAGGTATTTGCAAACCTGCATGATTTTTAGCAATAGCAAAAAAATCATCTAATTTTTCTATAGTTAATTTTGAATCTTTTAACATTGCTTTTACTAAATCTCTTCCTGAAGATGTATTTAAACCTAAAGCATCTTCAAATTTAAATGGATCAAAAATTAAACCATTTACACCACCCTCTTTTGATAATACTAATGACTTATCAAAACCCTGCTGTATTCTTGCTCTTACAAATCTATCAAATTGTTTTTTTCCAACCAAATTTCTTAAATCATCTAATAATTGTGGACTTACATTTCTGTTTGCTAACAAAACATTACCTAATTGATCTGCTGTGATTGAACCAGGTTGTTGAAAACCTGCTCCAAAAATATTTTTATCTACCATCATAAATTTTTTTGCTGTAGGTGTTTGAAAAGCACCTATTCCAACTGTAGGTGTTAATTTTTTCTTTTCACCTGTAGCAGTTTTTACAACTAAAGAATTTTCTAAACCATTTGCATAGACTTTGTTTGCAAATTTTAGTTTTGTTGCTATTTCTGATGCTAAATTTGGATCTTTGATAACACCCTGTTTAACAAGACTATCTAAATATTTTTGTTTAGATAATTGTGCTAAATCTTTTTCTAAAGCACCTTTAAAACCTGTCAAAACTTTAATATTATAACCTTCTTTTTGTGATTGTTTTGCAAAAGTTTTTATGTCCTTAACCAATGCTTTATATTGACTTACATTAATAAAATTATCCATATTTTGTGCAGATTTAGCATATTGATAAATAGCATCTTTTTGAGGTGATTTTAATTTTTTACCTTTTACTTTAATAGTTCCATCATCTATTAAATTTACATAATTTTGTAATGAGTTTTTAAAAGTTTTTGTTGAAATAATTGGTTGTCTAACTTTTGATGCTGTTTGAAAAAAATCGTCATATAAAAAACCAGTTACTCTTTTAAAATCACCAAATGTTGATTTTGATGCCTCTGTCATATCAATACCAAGTTTTGTTAAAGCTACATTTGGTGCAAATAAATCTAAAGTTTCATCGGCAGTTTTATTTAAAATATCAGCTTTTCCAGCCATAGTTTTTTTAATTGGTTGACCAACATAAGGAAACACACCAATTACTCTTCCATAACCTTTTGAAATCATATTGCCTCCATCACTTAAAGATAAAGGATAATTTAATCTTTTTGCTGCATCGTATAATTGTTTATTTGGTTTTCCAAAAATACTTGCTTTTATTTTTGTTCCTAAACCAGGTATTTTTTGAAAAAAACTTTGCAGTAATAATTCTCTTTGCAAATCTGTTTTTGCTTTTTCTATTTGTGTTCCAAAATTTGTTTCCTCATCAGTAATTGCTCCTTGTAAGACATCATACAATTGTCCAGCTCCCATAGATCCTAAAGTTCCTCCAGCAACAGATGTTACTGGGTTTAAAGCTGCACCACCTACTACACTTCCTGTAATTGCACCAGCAGCTTCAAAAGTAGGTCTGCCACCAATTATTTCTAAACCTTGTAGCTTTCTTTCATCTGCTAAAGATGGTGTTATTATTTCAGGAATAGCAGTATCTGTTGCTAAACTATCTTCTGTAGATTGTAATTGTTCTATTATTGCCTGTTCTTCTTCTTTTGTAGGAACTTCACCTGCAATTTGGACATTACCTAAGCCTTCAACGAATATTTGTGCCATTTATTTTATCTTTTTGAGTTTTTTAGTTTTTGGATCTATTGAGTAAACTGGAATATTTGTAATTGGAGATGTTTCTTGCACCTCACTTTTAAAAATATTTTCGTAAGGTGATACCAATTCTTGAATTTGTTGATCGTTAAAACCAGCAGCTCTATATTGTCTTACAGCATTATCATATAATTCTGCTGCAACAAATTGTAATTTTTCTTTTGCTTTTTGAACTCCACCAAGACCTCTTAAATTTGAATCATCACCAGCTTCAACTAACATATCTTTTAACAATCTATTATTTGGATTTCTTGATCTTGCTAAAATTATTTTTAAAGAATTTTGCAAAGGTGAAATTCCTGAAAAATCTTTGTTATCTATAAAACTTAAAGCACCTGCTTCAATTCCTGTACCTTCTCTTGCTAGTCCTCTTGCATCTTTATAAATACCCTCTACCTCAGTTGCAACATCTTTACCAAAACCTTTAAAAGCACCTGCAATACCAAAAGCATCAGGACTTCTATCAGTAATAGTATTTATTCTTTTAATTAAATCTAAACCTTTTAAAGAATAGTCGGCAGATATTTTTGCATTGTCAATATTTGATTTTGATACTAAGCCAACATTTCCTGCACCAGCTTCTGTTTTTGCAGTAGCAGCTAAAATTGCCTGTTTGTATTCAGGTGTGCCAGGTAAGAATCCTGCTGCTTCTAAATTTTTTTGTAAATTTGTTCTTTTATCTTTAGGTGTTAAAAGTTTTTTAACTTGACCAGTTTGTAATGTTGCAGGTAACAAAGCTTCAAATGGATTTTTTCCTTGTATGCCTTGACCATAAATAGCTGAACCTAATAAAGCTCTATCAGAAATATTACCTAACAATCCTTGATTGTTATTGTTTACATCTAAGATACCACCCTCTTCAGTTAGCCTTGCATATCTTTCTCTGATTAAATCTATTAATGACATTATATTAAACCTCTTGTTCTTAGGAACTCTATGTAAAAGGGATTACTAGCTAAATTTGTCGCTGTAAAGCCACCTGAGGGCTGCGTAGAGTAGCCAAATTGTTGATTTGTAGGTATTATGCCCAAAATACCATTTATCCTTGTTTTAGCACTATTATAATCATTTTCAAGCTTTTGTGAAATAGGTTTTGTGCTTTGTTGGTTAGCTGCAAAAAATTTATTTACCTGTGATTCTGGTGCAACTGTATTGGATAATAAAAAAGGAGCTAAAGAAATAAGCTCATTAGTTTGTTGTTGTGTCAGTTCATTTTCACCTCTGCCACCTGATGTATTATCATCATTTGAAAAACCTGTATTTGTAAGACCTAACATATTTTTAGCAACAGCAGTTTGCAAAGCAGTTTTTGTTAAAGTTGAAACTGGTGCTAAAACACTAAAAGGATTTGCTCTAATGTTTGCAGATAAATTATCTTGAAAACTTGTAATTGTATCTTGTCTTTGACTTGTTGGCACATTTTCTTCAGGATCAGGGTCAACTGGTCCGAATGAACCTGGTAATGTAGTTCCACTTACATCACCTATATTAGGTCTGTCAAAATTACTTATTGAATCTGGTGTTCCATAAGCTTGACCTTCATAATCAAATTGATCTCTTTCGTTATCATTATTAGATGTAGATGTGCCACCTGCTGTTTTACCACCCATACCCATAGCTTGATCTCTTGCTGATTCTTGGCTATTGCCATTTCCTCCTGATCCACTACTTGATCCCATAGATCTCCTTAAATAATAATTGAAATTAAAACTAATATTCCTAAAACTAAAATATATTTAGATGGCTTGTTATTTATTTTTGTTTCTAAGTCAAAGATAAATTTTTTCATTATAATAAACCTCCTAACAGTCCAAGACCTCCACCAATCAACGCACCTTGTCCTCCAAACTGACTTCCTAACAATGCACCACCTAGTGCTGTTGAAAATGGATTTGCTTGTGTATTTTGTGCAGCAAAACTTACAGGAAACCCAGATGCTATCGGTGAAACGAATTGTTGATATTGTTGTAAAGCTTGTGCAGGTGCAAGTTGTTGTTGTCTTTGTAATCCTTCTAATTGTTGACCTGTTTGAAATAGAGTTGGTAATCTTGATGCAAGAGCTAACTGTCTTGCTCTTTCAGTATTAAATTGTTGAAAAGCTAAAGGTAATGCAGCTTGTGCAACTTGTGTTGCAATTTGTTGTTGATTTAAAGGTGAGCCTGGTGTTCTACCTGCACCAGTAAATTGTTGATTTACAGTTGTTGCAATATCAGATCCTACCCTTTGTATCAAAGGTTGTAAAAAAGGATTTGTAAAATTACCTGATAAAGTATCTGCTAATTGTTGTTGTGATTGTCTTGCTAAGGCTTCTTGTCCAGCAAGTCCTTCCATTGTTTGAGTAGTTGGTGCTACAAAACCTGCTGCTGTTGGTCCTTGACTATATATGTTAGATGCTTCTGATAAAATTTGACCTAATGCAGGTTCTGCTGCTGAATAAGGTAAAACTTGTTGTGATGTGTCTGATCCACCTCCTCCTCCAAAACTCATTTTGACTCCTCTTTTTTAATTTTTTTTTCTAAAACAACATGAGTTTTTTTATACCCAAAATTGTTTAAAACTTTTTGCCAACCTGGTCTAGCAATAAGTTCCATCATTTGACAATCTTCTTTCTTTGCAAATTCCTCAATATCCTTAATTAGATATTGCCACTTATGTCTTTGTCTGCCAGTCATAATATAAATGTGACAAACTTTTCCCAACTTTCTTTTGATTATCTCTGTAACTACAACACCAAAATATTTATTGTTATTATCTTGGTTTTTATCCCACAAGACCCAGATTTGATATTTACTTTGTTTTGACAATTCATATACAAATTGTGAATCTGTAAGTTGACTTGAATAAGCTAAAGCATTTTTTATATCTTTTTCAATTAAAGACCATACCTTATCAAGTTCTTTTATAGGTATTCGTACTAAATCCATAAATATAATATATTTACCAATAAAACAACAATATTATTAAGGACTTTTTTCATCAAATATTTCAAGGTAACTCACTATACCTTCAATTTTGTTAGCTGTTCCAACTTGTATTTTTAATATATCGGTAGATTCTAATACTAATGGAGCTAAAACACCATTATCTGTAGTATCTCCAGCTAAATCTTTATGATATATTTTATGTGTTGTACTTGCTGATGTATCTGTAACAAATATTTCTGTCTGTATTGCAGAGGCATCATCATTATTAATTTGAATGCTTTTTACGATAGCAGTCCTATCAGTAGGAACTGTATAGATAGTTGTAAGGTTTGTAGTGCTTAAAGAAAAACCAGCATTTTTATAAATATTAGCCATAATAATCGTAGTATTAAGAAGGGGAGAGTTGTGGTGTGGTGGAAACTCCCCCCATCCTAATACTATCTTTTAAACCAAGCAGGAAGTCCTAAATGTAATCTTTTATCAAAAATATTTTCTCTTGAGCCTGGTGTTTTTTTATTGTTATAATGAAGGAAAACTTGGCAACATTCTTTACCTTTAAATTTTTCTCTCCAATGCTCTAACTCACAACCTCTATATACCAACATATCACCTGGATTTAAAGAAACTTTTACACCTTTTTTTCCTATATCGCCAGAAGGTTCAAGGTAGATATTCCAATGATCCCCACCAAGATTTAATGTAGTTGATATTTCACATGAAAATCTGTCTTTGTGTCTTTTAAGCTCATCACCTTTTTTATAAATTCTTGCATAAGTATATGAAGGTTGTAATTTTAATCCTGTCGTTTTTTCCATCACTTGTTGACATTTTAATAATAAAGTTTCCATAGCAATATCTGAATAACAAGAATAAGTGTTTGGTATTTGTTCATTTTGATTTTCATAATAACCTAAAATTACTTCAAAGGGTGAGATATAACGATGTTGAATACAAGTGTCATAAACTTGTTTTTTCATACAAAAATAATTGTATAAAAAAGTTGCAAGGTCTTTTGATATAGCTTGTTTAATTACTGCGTATTTATTTTTTTTAAACATCTTTTGCCATTTCTTTTGGTATAGCCTGTATATTCCAATGTATGAATCTAAATGGTTCTTTACCATGATCTACTGAAAATTCATGCTCTAAATATCCTGGAAATATAATTAATGTTCCTGGCTTTGGTTTAAAATGAATTAACTCTGTACCAGCCCAAATACCTTTCATATTTGGTTTCATTTTTAACTTAGTAACTCTTGCACCTGTTTTTGGTTCATGGAATACCGGATAAGAAGTTTTATCTGAACATTTTAAAAAGTAAAATCCTGATACATGCTGATTCCAATGTATATGTGCAGAGTGATGTCCTCCACCTTTTTTAGCAAACTCTTGTACCCACAGTTCACTAAACATTGTTTGATATTGTGACATATCATAACCTTGATGATCTAAATACTCCCATGATTTTTGACCTATATAGTTTCTAAAATCTAAAAAATCATTATCTAAAGTTAATGGTGTTGAATGATGTGAAATTCCAAAATCTCCATTTTTTTTTATATGATCTTTGTTTCTTTTTTTTGCATCTGAAATATATTTATTAGATGCTTTATTTAAAGATTTGACAAACTCTGGTTTGCTTTCTGACCAAATAGATGTCCAAAAATAATTATTTATAAACATTATTTAAAAGGATCTCCTATGTGCCAAACAACAAGACTATATCTAACTCCTGATGTAACTGGCTTTACTCTATGCCAAACATGAGAAGGAAAAATAATAATAGATCCTTTTGGCAAAATTTCTTTACATTGTATTTTGTGTTTAGATTCATCCCTCATGTGTGGATCATAATTTCTAAAATCAAACTCTAGCTCACCACCGGTATATTCTGACGCATCTGTCAACTGACAAGTCATAGATAATTTTCTTATTTTACCTTTTTCTGGTCCTTCTTTTTCATAAGGTTTATCCCAACTATCACAATGCCAATCATAATATTGGTTTAGTTTATATTTTGTAAATTGACAAGATTCTGACCTTTCCCATTGAAAATTCCAACCAGCATTTTTATTTGCTTCATGCACAAATGGATGAAGTTCTTTATATATCCAAGTATCATTTAACCAAACTAAATCAGAATTTCTTTTTCTTTTTAAATCTAATATTTCCTCTTTTTTTAATTTTCTATCTCCATAACCACCAGTTCTTGCCATTACTTCTTTTTTATTGTTTGCATATTTAATCACCTCATCACAAAATCTAGGTGTTAAAGCAGATTTAAAATGCCAATAATAATTAGATAAATTCATAAGTTGTTGTTAATATTGTATTTACAGAGTCTTTTTGTTTATTTGTTATAAAATACATGCAGTTAGATGGAAATATTATAAATTTATTATTTTCTATTTGTATATCCCAACTTCTACCTTTTCGTCTATTATCATCGTAAAATATTTTAACAAAACAATTTTTTACATTTACACCATACAAACAAGTATAATCTGGTGAATTTCTTAAATCAACAGGATCTATATTTATTAAAGGTATTGTTATTTGTTCAGGTTTATAAAAATTACCCCAAGACTCTTTGTTAATTAAATTAATATCTAATTCACAATTAACATGATCTCTTATGTATGTGATTAACATATCCCAAGATATTGAAAACTTTATATTAGAATTTTTTATTTGTGATTCAATAATATCTGTATTTAATTTATTTAAATCTATTTCAAAGCCATTTGGCATTTTAACAAAGCCATAAATTAAATGTATTTCAGATAATATTTTTTTATTGATTACACCACCCATAAAGAATTATGACATAGAATTAGACAAATCCCATTTTTGTCCATCTTCATTCCAATCATATTGCCAACCATGAGTACCTGCTTCGTTTTGTGTTTTTTGTTCAGCAGTAAGCTCAGGTTGATTACCTGCTGGAGATTTCCAAGAAGCATTGTCTAAGTCTTTTACCCATGATGGATAAGGTTTTGGTGGTAAAAATATATTATTATCTTCATCCCAAATATAACCTATACCTGCATAATTTCCTCTAAATGCTTTTGAATTGTCGCCAGATTTATGTTTGTTATTATATGTGTTGTATGAAGTTTGAATCCACATTTGAGATGCCCAATTGTTATGTCTTTCTAACCATTGTTGACCAAGTGTTTCATCTTCAATGCCATCAGCATTTTTCATTTTATCGTTATCCATAGTAAGGACAGCGATAACTTTACCATTCATACCTATTTTTGCAAAATGTGCCATAATGTTTCTCCTTATATATTAATTTTTATTACCATTCAACTATTGAAATTTATATCTAATTACAACTATTCCTGAACCACCAGCACCTCCACCAGGACCACAATGATTTCCACCCCCACCACCACCTGTGTTAGCTGTTCCAGCTACTCCTGGATTACCACTAGCACCTCCACCACCAGTTCCTCCAGGTTTAGTATTTTGTGCTTCAGAACCACCACCACCTCCTCCTGAATATGCAGTCGGAGTTCCTGTAATTTCAGTTGTAACACCATTTCCACCAGGACCACCATTACTATTTGTTGCAGTTGCACCAACTGCACTTGCTCCTCCACCACCGCCACCAGCATCAATACTAGGTGGACCGCCACTTGGTGCGTTTCTACCTCCATCAAATCCTTGTGCTGGAGTTACTGGAGGTGTGTTTCCAGTTCCCCCTGCCTGATTTGTTCTGCCACCAGCTCCACCACCAGAACCACCTGCAACACCAACCTGAGCAGATGTGGGTGAACCGCCTCCGCCTCCGCCACCAGCAGATGTTATTGTAGAAAAAATTGAAGGATTACCACTACCACCAGCAGGTCCACCTGGAGGTCCACCTGTGCCTCCTGCACCTACTGTTATTGGAAAACTTGTTGCTGAAACTGTTATCTCACCTGCACCATCTAAAGGACTTGCGGTATAAGGAGTTACTGGAGATTTATCTTCTCTAAAACCTCCTGCACCGCCACCACCACCTCCATCATTACCACCACCGCCACCACCACCAGCAACAACCATATATGAAACCACATTATTAGATGCACATGCTGCTGCTTGACTGACAGCAAAAGTACCAGGACTTGTAAATGTGTGAATTTTACAATTTCCGCAAGTGGTAATAGTACCTCCAGTTGCTACTATTTTATCGTTACCTACTGCTGATGTAGTTGAATCATGTATATCTAACCATCCTCTTGTTGAGTCTGTAAAAATTAAAGTTACTGATTGAGATTCAGTTGAAAAAGCTGCGTCTGCATTAATACCTCCAATTTTATCAGTTCCATTTGGAGCTACTGTTAAAGCACCTGTATCAAATGTATTCAAATAATCTTTAAA